AGACATCGCAGTAGCCGAATGCCTTTGCGCCGTTTGCAAAGCGATTGCTCATGAGATGAATTGTTGTCTTGGAACAAAGCGAACAGCGGCTTTCTCGCGGTCCTCAGTGGATGCAAGATCCCAATCCTGATCATATTGCGCCTTTAGCACCTGCATCCGCTCCATCGCACCGGGGATCTTCATGGACAGGTAGTAGGCAAGCCCTGACACCAAAGCGGGGATGAACCTAAACGGTACATCTTGTGTGTACGTCCCGCCTGCACCAGCGTCCTGAATCCTGCGAAGCCGCCAGTAGACAAGCGTGTACGTCTGAGAATTGTCAGGAGTGGGCCACACCGTGAACTGCGGCGCTGCTGCTTGGCGGTTGATGTAAACCTGAATAGGTCTTGCCTGCTGCAGCTTGTTTGGGATGGACGAGTAGGTAGAAACACTGATGCGCGTGATGGTCAGATCAGTCTGCGTGGAGACGTTACCCGCGCCCGTGCGAATCACATGCTCAATCAGATCCACCGTATCGGCGGGCAGCGTGTAGGTGTTTGTGCCAGCGGTCAGGACTTGTGTACCCTGCTCAATGGTCCACATGTTTATGCCGCGATTCGACCAATCTGCAAACAACAGATTTAGGCTTCGCCGTGCAGTCTTCAGGTCGTAACCCGTGCGCAACTCAGCACCACAGCGCTCAAAGGCTTCCTCGACGTACTCATTGAGGTCGAGATTAAACGTAGCGGTGCCGGATGTTGTCATGGCTTACCTAAATTTAGCGGTCTTTGCAGCAACCTTGGGAGGCTGTTTGACAAACTGTTTGCCTGCGGCTTTTCCTGCGCGTTTGGCTTTGGTTGTGGCAGCGTATTCTGAAGGTGTAAGAGACTCGATAGCTGCCTTGGGGAGGTAGCGTTCGCCGGTCTTGCTAGAAGGTTTGCCACTTTTGGTCGTCCACTTCTGCGCGGTCCAGTCCTTCAGACTCTGCTGCGGGGCCTTCATGTCAGTCCTTGTACCCGCCGCCCTTGGCCTTGTACTGCTTGGCAAGAAGCTGTGCCTTGCGGGCGCTCCACTGGCCTGCAGCGGTGCCTTGGGTGGCCTGCCCCTTGATAGACTCAAAAAGGCTCTTCCGCATTCCAGGCTTGGTGTAGTTGCCTGCTTCGTTCACCCGTCCACCCTCGGCGTACACCCGTCCGCCTTCAGCGTACTGCGTAAAGTCGGTGTTGTCACGGCGCTTCTTCACCTTGCCTTTGGGCATCTTGGAGGGGTTGATGGCACCCATGCCGCGTGAAGTTCTCAAACGAACCTCCCCTTGGTCTTTCCCTGCCGCTCACAGCCACCGCCACGAACTTTGCCGCCTTTGGCAAAGCCCAGAGCCCCACGAATCCGCTCACCGACCGAGCGTGTGTCGGTGCCAGTGCTGCTAGACCTTGCGCTCTCCCGCATGGCCTTCATGCGGTCTGAGATAGACCGCGTGTCCGTCGAGGTAGAAGAACCCTTGCGCTCGGTGCCGCCCATGCGTTCAGTCGCTGAACGCTCATCGGTCCCGGTGCTGCCCATACGGGCACGCTCACGTGCGGCCTTGGCGCGTTCGGAAACAGACTTGGACTCATCGTCCTTGGGGTACTTCTTGGCTGTGACTTCAACTCGCTGAGGCGAAGGCGATTCAGCACGCTGCCCCCGATTTGCACCGCCCGGAGTTCCTGCGGGTGGCTTGGCCTTGGCCTTGGCCTTGGGCTTTTCGGGCATCAACTCCGCTGCTTCAGACATTCCCGTAGCAGCAGGGCGCTCGTCCTCGCCGTAGGTGACTTCACCGCCCTCGTCGTAGCGGAAATTGCGCTTTTTCATTTCAGGCTCCTTAGCACTTACCGCCGCCCATCATCTTGACCGGCTTGGCTTTGGTTTTGCCGTGCTGGGCAACACCGTCAGCAGAGTGGGTATACCCGCCACTTGACATCTTCTTGGCGGGCTTCTTCTTGTCGTCCTTCTTCATCATGAAGGCAGGCATCGGTTTCTTCATTTCGGACTCCTTATGGGCACTCGGCCCGACAAACTTCTCGGCAACGCTACGGGGGATGCCTGTGCCCTTGGGATCTTTCAGTGCCGCGTACATTAGACGCCGCTGTGCCTCAGACTTGACCGGCACTACTTTCTCCCGGTCCACGATTTAACCGTGTCGGTTTCCCAGATGCGAATCCCGGTCCACACAATCGTAAAGATTGCTGCAACAGCAGGTAAAAATTCCACGAGCGTACCAACCACTGTGACCACTGATAGGGCGTCAACAGCATGTTTTGTGCCCTCAGAAATTTCGTGTTTCATGTCAGCAGTTCCACGCCCGCAGGCTTTTGTTGATACGAGAGTTCGGATCTTTGGCCGTCTTCTCGCTGGTGAGTTTGTTCTTCATGCCTTTCATCCGGGCACAGAATGAATCACGGCGCGGGCCACCTTCAGGCTGCGGGGCTTTGAGCCCCGGCTTGCCGGGGTTGGCTTTGTTGTAGGAGGCTCGGCCTTTGGCGTTGAGGCCGCCAGCCTCGGCTTTGCCTTCTTTGCGGGTCCAGGCAGGCGACTTAGCCATCATCAGTCCTTCAGAGCCAGGAACTGGGGGAGGGTCAGGCAGTCATTGCTGCCCGAGGTTAGCGTGCGGCTCACATAGGTCCACACAGCTTGCGCAAGCGTATCGTAGTCTACTCCGCCAGATGCTGCAAGGTTCAACTTGTTGCCCATCGTCCCTGCCTCGTTAAAGTCTGCGGCAATCGTTTCCCATACCGCCGCCGCTAAATTTTGCGGGCTGAGTTCGGTGAACGGTGTGATGTCGCCGCTCAAATTTCCCGTGGCCCTGATCGTGGCGCTGTTTGAGAACTGGACCAGCGCAGCGCCCACGGCGTCGACGATGGCGCCGAGCGTGGCGTTGTTGACCGTGAAGGCGAAGGACGTGCTGCCAGATGCGGACAGGGCACCAGCCAAGTTGGCCGCAAGGTTGAACGTGATCGACGTTGAACCTGACGCCGAGACGATCAGTTGCCCGTCTGCCGGGTTGACAGTAATCGTGACCGTCGTAGAGCCGTTAATATTAACGCCCGCCGCGAGGTTCAGCGTACCCGGCGTGACCGTCACCACCAGATTGGTGAACGACGACATCGCCCCCGGCTTGTACGGCAGCACCCACGACGATGGCGCCAAGTGCCCGGAGGGGACGCCTGCCAGCTTGGACGGAATGCCCTGGCCTACGGACTGGTTCATCCGGTCACCACGCCTCCACATGGAACGGAAAGTTCCAGGCGAGCCGCCGATCAGGCGCAGGGGTAGCTGCGCCAGGAGCGTGGTGTTTGTCTTGAGAGCCATGCCCGATCAGCCCCAGCCGACCTCGACCGCGCCGTAAAAGTTCGTGCTCGCCGCCGTAGCCGCACCCGCGAAGTAGAGCCACGTGAGACAGGCACCGTCCATCACCCGAGGAAGGCTCGGCAGTTGGTTGAGCAGATCCCGCTCAGCAGCGACGGACACGGTGGTCAGCGGCAGCGTCAGCAGCGGCCTAGCCAAGCACAGCGCCCCGGTGCCGGTGTTGGCCGCGCTGAAGGTGACCGTCGCCACGGTAGACACGCCCGTGTCACCCGATGCCAGGGGCAGGAAGGGACCGTAGTTGTTCGCTGCGGTGCCTGAGTGAGAGATGTGCGGCACGATGGCCGAGGCCGTCATGGCGACCGTCACCGGAAGCGTCCTGCCTGCTGTTGGCACCGTGTTGCTGTAGCTCAGTGCGATGTTCTGCGCCGTGGCGCCCGCTGCGGTGGTCTGCACCCAGAACAACCTGCACCCGGCCCCGTTGGTGTAGCGCAGGCTGGGCGTGCCCGTCAGGGTTTGTGCCGTGGCCGAGTTGTTCGTGATACCGGGCCAGTAGCCCTGCAAGTCCACCAGCATCAACTGCGCCGGGACGCCCGTGGCAACGGAGGTGATGGCGCTGACGTTCAGAACGTGCTTCGTGTCTGGGCTGACATTCCCGCCGTGCGGCAGGCCGAAGATTTGCGTGCCGTTGCCAGTCAATTCGTCGCAGGTTCTCCAAGCCAGTGCAGTGCCC